AAAATAATTTATATATTTGTAAATGGTTCCGTCTGACATTATAGAACCTAAAGAAGTTATTAGCCTTTTAAATGAATGCGAAGTCAGACGCGCAGGATTTTAGAAGGCTTTTTTGTTTACTTAAAATTATTATTATTATGGCTAAAATTATTTTAATTGACGGAGTTATAAACGTTAAAGAATCTTATGAAGAGATTAGATTATTTATTGCTAATAAATCGGAATGGTTAGAATTAGTTGATATAAATAACGAATTAAAAACTATTGAAAAAGTAACTGGGATAGCGCAAGATTATCGCATTTTAATTAATTCGAGAAATATTCAAGCTATTAAACCATGAGACAAGCATTTAAATTTTATCGGAGTTACTGGGATGTAGCAAACGAATTAAACGACAAAGATAGATTAGCGTTTTACGACGCTTTACTCAAAAGACAATTTACAGGTGAAGAAACCGAATTGAATGGAATGGTTAAGTTTGCTTATATATCTCAAAAACACTCTATTGACAAGCAAATAAAGGGTTATGAAGATAAAACAAAAGCACCTATTCAAGACCCTATGCAAGGGGGTATGCAAGGGGGTATGCAAGGGGGTATGCAAGACCCTTTAATACAAGTACAAGAGAAAGAAGAAGAGAAAGAAGAAGAGAAAGTATATATAGTTCCTTTTCAGGAACGTGTAAATAGTTTTTTGAATTGGTTTAACTCAGAATTTACAAAACACGATAAACCACAATCAAAGTTTAGAACCTTAAATAATCAAACTGAAAGTAACTTAAAAAAACTTTTGGATAAATATTCTACTGATGAATGGAGTTACGCTTTTGAGAATATGATTAAAAGTGAATGGGTAATAGAAAGTAAAAACGCAACGCCTGACCATTTTTTAAGACCTGCTAACTTTGAGAAATATTTGAATCAACCTAAACAACAAGAAGAAAAATTTAATTTACCCCATTTACGATGAACGGATTTAAGATAACTGAGCAAGGCGATATTGTAGATAAGATTTACAAATACCGAGACAACTACCATAAAAAAGGAATGTTTTTAGGGTGGGAACAATTACACAAACATTATTCAATGACATTAGGTAATTGCACTGACTGGACTGGTTACCCTATGAGCGGTAAAACACAAGTTTTAATGGAACTTTTGGTAAACACTTCTAAATTTTACGGATGGAAACATTTAGTTTATTTTCCTGACGTAGGTAACAACGTTGAAATAGTAGCCGATTTAATACATAAAAAGACGGGTAAAACTTTTAACCCAAATGCAGAAAACGTAATTACGGATATTGAAATAACGCACGCTATGGAATGGGTGTTTAGACACTTTCATATCGTTACTCGTAAAGAAACAAAAGGAAAATTAAGTCCGCAGGATTTTTGGGAATGGGCAATTAAATTAAAAAACACGGATGAAGGATTACACACGGCTTCGATTGATAGTTGGAAAGATATGAGCCACGATTACGAAAAACATGGAGGTTACGCGCAATATTTAGAATATATTTTACCATTAAGAAACCATATTGCAGAACAAAATGAATTACATTTACACACGATTATTCATCCTAAGTTAACTGAAAAGGAAAACGGGAAAAGACCCGCTCCAAGTCCTTACGATTTAAAAGGTGGGAGTGAATGGTTTAACTCGGGTAAATCAATGATAACCGTTCATCGTGAGGATATTTTAAGCAATGAAGTTACAATTTACTTTAACAAAATTAAACCACGTTCAATAGGTGAAGTAGGAAGCATTAAAATGTACTTTGACAAAGACCGATTGACTTACTATTTTCAGGATGCAGAAAACAACAATTACACGAAATATTACGCAAGTGAACAACGGAATGTAATTAGCAATCAGTTTCCAGCTAAACAACTACCTTTGATTGAACCCGATATAGTAAACGGAAAAGAATTACTTTCGTTTAGTGAAAAGTTAAAACAAAACCCTTTTTAAAATGGATGAACTAAATATTATAAGTGCCAAAGTAGGAATACAAACTACTTTCTTAAAAGTTAAAATAAGTTTAGAGGAGATAAAGACGAACCACCCAAATAGAAAAGACATAATCGATTCAATGGAAAGAACCTTAGCAGACCTTCAAGAAATAAGTTTAGTTTATGCGACGATGGAGAAAGAATATAGAGCCGCAGTTCAATCGTGTTTTCGTTTAGAGCGATTGCTTCAGGAAGAAAAATTTAAGAATAAAGATTTACAATCACAATTAAAAATAAAAGATATTGAAATATGAATGAAATATGGAAAGATGTGCCAGGATATGAAGGTTTATATCAGGTAAGTAATAATGGTATTGTTAAAAGTTTAAAATTTAAAAAAGAAACAATATTAAAACCAAGTTTATTAAATGGTTATTTTAGATATTGCTTGTGTAAAGACAAAAAACAAAAAAGAATATATTGTCATCAATTAGTTGCGATTACATTTTTAAATCATATTCCTTGTGGTCATGAATTAGTTATAGACCATATAAACAATAATAAATTAGACAATAGAGTTGAGAATTTACAAATAGTTAAACATAGGTTTAATGTTTCAAAATCTAAAAAAAATAATAAAAATTATACTGGCGTTTATTTACAAAAAAGAAAAACTAAATATAATATTTATACAGGATATTTGGCACAAATAAGTATTAACGGCAAAAAAAAACACATAGGTTTATTTAAAACAGAATATGAAGCACATTTAGCATATCAAAAAGCATTAAACGAATTAATATGAGGTGTAAAAACTGCAAAGAAAAGTTTGAGCCTATCCGCTTTAATCAAAAGTATTGTTTAGAATCTGAGTGCATTCGTGTTTGGGTAGAATCCGAAAAGGCTAAGACTTGGAAAAAGACGAAAGCAAAAATGAAAAACGATCTTGAGACTGTTCAGGAACTAATTAAAGCTACTCAAATTATTTTTAACAAGTATATTAGATTACGAGATAAAGGTCAAGTTTGTATAAGCTGCCAAAAGAAACCATTAAAAGAAAACTGCGGACATTTCTTCAATGCAAACAACCATTGGAATGTTCGTTTTAGTGAACTTAATTGTCATCTTCAATGCGAACACTGCAACACGTATTTAAGTGGTAACCTAATCGAATATCAAAGAAATTTAATACATAAAATAGGTATTGAAAATTATAACGAATTAGAAGCGGAAGCAAGGAAAACACGAAAGTTCACAAAAGAGGAATTGAAAGAATTAATGCAGATTTATAAAAAAAAGATTAAACAATTAGAGTTATATTAAAAAGAATAATTACTTTTGACCCAACAATTAAAACTTAAATTATGAAAACAGCAGTAGAATGGTTGGTTGAACAATTAGATGGCGAAAGACATTTAACAGAAAATGAAATAAAACGACTTATTCAACAAGCCAAAGAAATGGAGAAAGAGCAAATGAAACTTTCACGCGTTCCGATTGCTTATGAAAATAAATCATGGCAAGGATTAATGGAAAGGCATTTTGAACAATGGTACAACGAAACCTTTAAATCAGAATAGAATGAGCATAACAAATTTTGAAGAGTTCACACACGAACTCACAAGCGAAGAAATGGAGATTCTGCCAATAGTAGTACACGGATTTCGAAACTACAAAAAGGCGAACCCAATAAAGTCGGAATTAATAGTAACCCGAATGAACGAATATCTAAACACGAAAGGTTATAAAATTAAAATGAATGGTCCGCGTTTGCGTAAAATGGTTAACTACATTCGTACAAATGGAATAATACCACTTATTGCGACGTCACACGGCTATTTTACAAGCGATTGTAAGCAAACTATTCAAGAACAAATACAAAGTCTTCAGGAACGAGCAAATAGCATTGAACGTTGCGCAACAGGATTAAAGAAATTTTTATAATTTTTTTATTCTTTAGCATTATATTAGAAAATATAGTTATATTTGTAAAACAATTAAATTCAAATTATGAAAAATCTATTTAAATCGTTGGCAGCCTTCCAACAAGAAGTGCCAGTAATTCACAAAGGAACACAAGGCTACGGATATTCGTATGCTGACCTTCCTAAAATCTTTGAAGTTATTAATCCATTGTTACAAAAACACGGATTAGGCTTTACCCAATTAATTAATGGTCAAACAATAGTAACGTGTTTATTCCATTGCGAAAGTGGAGAAAGCATAGAAAGTAAAACGGATATTCCGCAAGGTGTTCAACTTAAAGGAATGAATGATTTTCAAGTATTAGGTTCTGCAATCACTTATTTGAGACGTTACGCACTATCTTCTATTTTAGGTATTGTAACCGATAAAGACGTTGATGCAGCAGGTGAGCAAATAAAACCCGTAAAGACGGAAAAAAAGCCTACAATACAAGGTGAACGATTCTTAAAAGCAGTAGAAGCAATAAGAGCAGGTGAATTTACAGCCGAAGAACTACAAGCTAAGTTCGAATTAAATGAAGTTCAACAAAAAGCATTGTTATTGATATGAAAATACGAGCATCACAAATAGGAAAAGTAATGAGTCTCCCCAAAACAAAAGGGGAGGTTTTATCTAAGACTACAAAAACCTACATTCAGGAACTTGCAATCGAACATAAATACGGAATACGTAAAGAGTTTTGGAGCAGATACACTGATAAAGGTAACGAAGTTGAAGACGAAGGAATTGAATTAGTAAACGAAGTTCTTAATTTAGGTTTCATCTATAAAAATGACGAGAATTTAACCAACGATTATTTAACTGGTACACCTGACGTAAACACGAATGAAATTCTTTTAGATGTCAAGTGTTCTTGGGATGCTACAACGTTTCCGTTTTTTGAAACCGAATGCCCTAATAAAGATTATTACTATCAATTACAAGGTTATATGTGGTTAACAGGAAAAGACGAAGCGTTACTTTGTTATTGCCTTGTCAATACACCTTTTCAAATTGTAGAAGATGAGGTAAGACGTGAACACTGGAAGCAAGGTTTAATAGATGAAAGTTTAGATGTAAGAGACTTTGTACAGTCGAAACATAACTTTGACCATATACCAAAAGAAAAGCGCGTAAAAGTCTTTAAAATAGCAAAAGACGAAAGCGTAATAGAACAAATTAAACAACGAATAGAGTTAGCACGTGAATATTATAACAATTTAATTCAAGAATTATGAAAGAAGATTTAAAAATAATG